TTGTAAAACAGGAGCTTCAGCTGCAACAGTATTGATTGCACGAATAGTTACGTTAGCAATACCAACACCAGTATTAGAAGCAATTACATAGTTACCAATCGTGCCGCCAGACCAATGATTGAACATAATAAAATCATTGGCACCAATTGTTGAGTTTGTAAACACAAAAGTATTTGCTGTTGTATTTGCCATTGCTTGTGAAAACAATGTAATTTGGCCAGATGGTTTATTTAATGTTACACCAGTTGTTCTACTTGTTGCTTGAGTTACAAGGCCACCTGAACCTGTAGCATAACCAATACCATTACCAGTTGTAGTAATTAAACCGGTTGTTTGTAGTGCATTATTTGAGCTTATGAATTGAAGATTTGAAGTATTGGAAAGATAACCAGTAGCATTAGCAAAAAGAATTGTATTAGCAGTATAACCACTTAAAGATGCTTTTGTATTGGCTAAAGTAAATGCCGCAGCAATATTAGCATTTTGTGTTGTTTGAACACCACTTAAATAAATTGTGTTTGCAGAAGCCAATGTAATGCCAGTATTTTGTGTTGCATTAATTCCGTTTTGAATTGCAACGTTAGCATTGTTTTGTGCTTGAGTAGTCAGATACCAACCAGCATAAGTTGTACCATCACCAATCGTGGCGGTGTTTTGTGTTGTATCAACAATCAATTCTCCAGTTGCTGGAACAATTGATGCCAAATTGGCGGTTGTATATCGTCTAAATTGTAGTGTCTTTGCCATTTTCTATACCCTAATTGTAGTATTTATATAGTTATGCCGGTACGGATCCGTTATATCGTGAAAGCCAATAGTTAGCATTTTGTAAGTGTTCTGCGGCTGATAAAGCTCTATTATATGCATGAGCAGCTGCAATATCGCCATTAAATCCTGGTAACGTTTGTGTGGCACCAATTACCGGTGTGGTTGCTGTTGGTCCTACCGCAGTTGTAGCACTTGTTCCAACAAGACTACCATTTACATACAATGTCCATCCAGATGAAGGACTAAATGTAACACTTACATAATACCAAGTGTTTGCACTTTCTGATCCAGTAGATTGTAATACATCGGTGTACGCAGAAGAAGTGTGGTTACCAGCGGCAAAATAAGGTGTACCATTGTTAAACCAAGTTGTGTCTCTTGCCTCAACAGAACATTGTAAATAACCTGCACCCATCGGGGCACCCGAAGTGCCGTTACCACGAATTACTGCACCTTTAGTATAACTTACGCTAGCATTCATAAATGCACTAGGTGCTTTAGCCCAATTGGCATTGTTTGCATGGAAATATGCTGTGGTAGTTCCTAAATTAATCACATTAGAAGTGTTTGTCCACGGAACAGTTGTGCCAGAACCTGTATAAAAGGTAAAGTTACGAGCATTCCCACTTGTGTCTGGCCAAGTATTACCTGATACATAGTTTGCCATGTCAAGTAAATATGTTACATTTCCTGTAACCAAACTTGATGTGTTTGTATTTAAAGAAATCACATTATTATTCATCATCATCATTGCAGACAACATTAGAACACTCCAGTACCGTTAATATACCATGTGTTTGCGGCAGTCATAATTAATGTGGCCATGCCGTATGTTGTAACATTTCGTGATGCACTTGTTGTATTACCAGCAAGATACATCGTAACACCAGTATTTGGTGTTACTGTTACGTTTGAACTTGTATGAGAAATAATAGTAATGGTTGTACCATTGGCGTATGTTGTATTTGATGTCCAAGGAATATACAAATTTACGGCAGAACCGTTTGTATAATATAAATGCTTACCTGCATCAGTATTTGCCAAAGTGTAGTTTGCTGCTTGAGCATTTTGTGGAACAATCGTTGCCGCAGTATTTGCTTGTGTGAAAGCAGAATTGATTGTATTATAAACTGCACTAGAAAAAGCAGTAGATTGAACTGTACTATCAGCAAAAGTAATTGTACCCGGTAATTGTAAACCACCAGTTGCTCTCATAAAGAAATTCTGACCATTAGTGGTAAACTGAAAATCTGAATTGTTTACACTTGTCAATACTGAGTTAGTAATATAGATGGCACCATTAACTGTATTTGCTCGATTGAATGCCGTTAATGCTAAAGAGTTGGCAGAATTTGAAGCATTGTATGCCGCTTGTGCCAAATTTGCAGATGTATTTGCTTGATTAAATGCTGCAGCAATATTGGCAGTTTGAATCTGGTCAATTGTATTCTGCCAAGCATCAATAGCAAACAATAAAGCAATATTAGAATTTTGTGTAGCGTTTACACCAGACAAATAAATGGTATTTGCTGAAGATGAGTTTGCAGTATTAGCCGCATATTGTGTTAAATAAAATTCTGTATTAGCTAAATTGTTTATAGTTTGAACTTGATTGACAACATAAGTTTCTGTTGCTAAGCGAGTACCACCATATGTAACGCCGTCATGTACTGTAACAGTATGATTGGTTTCATCAATAATTAATTCACCATCCGCCCCCGCTGTGTTTGCAACAACGGTGTTGGCATATCGTTTGAACTGTAATATTGTTGGCATTTTTTACTCTTTACAATAAGTCTATGTATTTGTTTTCTGTGGTCAAATCGATATCGTATGACGTATTTGTTGGAATAACCACATTGGCTGAATTGGCAATTGGTTCAGAAATAACTGTTGTGTATGTGTAAGCAGAATTAGCATTTGCATCTGTTGGATTAGGCACAACAACAATTTCAGCATACTTCAATGGTTGTACCTGATAAGATGTAAATGTATAATTTGCATTAGTTACTGAACCAATAATAGGTTGATTAGATACAAAGTTACCATTGATTTCGGTTAATTGTAATGTGTTATTATTATAGTAAACTACTTTAGCAGATGCAGTAGACATCGCTAAAGAATAACCTTGGTATACAATTTCACCAACTTGATATGTTCCTACACCAGATGTTCCCATATTAAACTGTATAGTATCAGCACTAGTAATTTCATTGAAAATATTAGTGATAGAAGTTTTAATCAAACCAGTAGAAGATACGGCACCAAAAATAAATCCTTTGACCGTAAAATTCAATGTCCAAATAATCATACGAGGATCAGTATCTCTTAGTCCTTCATATGTTACTTCTGATGTTGTTGAATTTAATACAATAGGAACTTCTTTAATGATACCCATTTCAGGTATCAAATTTAGTTTGATAGTATAATCAGGTGTAAAGTATGGTAATATATGTTCAATAATTTGGGTTCCATCTTCAATGTTACGAACATAAATGTAAAGATTAAAATCAAAATTGTAAGGCACAGGATTATACTGAGACACAACACCTGCACTAGTTTGAGAAAATTGTCTAATATTGGTATTTTGTTTTCTTGTGGCATCGTATGTTAGTCCATTCATTTCAAATGACATACGAGGTAAAGTCATCTGAACTTTTTTGTCTAAGTTAGGATCACCTTCAATACGTTGCACATATAATTCTTTTGCAGCATAAGCAATAGGTACAACAAAACGTTGTGCTTCTGAATTGTCTGGATTGTAACGCACCAAAGTAATCTCATCAAATAGGTTACCAAAACCTACAACGAGTTTACGAATGATACGATTATAAAATGTATTTGCCATTATATGCTACCAAAAGGATTTGTTTCAGAAAAATCTATAATAGAATTTGCTGAAGATTGAATGTACTCATTATCGTATTGCTCTTTCTTAGCAGGAGAATTCAATGGATCAAAATTGGCCAAAGCGTATACTGCATTGCTTGAAGCACCATAAATGTATACTGCAGGTTCAAACTCGCCAGCAATATTGGTGACTGATAGAATACCTGTTGATGGTAACCAAGAAGAAACATAAGCAACTGTGGTAGCATTTGCCTGTGTTGTGTCTGATGATTGATACACCAATTCGCCTTTGCTGTAATTGACACCGTTGCCACCTAAAAGTGGTGCAGTAAATGCCGTGACTGTTCCTGAGATTGTATTTGATGTTTGAATACGATACAAAGAACCGGCAACTGTTACTGAAGTAACTGGTTGTGTAATTGTATTTGAACCAATCACATAAGAATAAGAATCGCCTACTTGTAAACTATTCAATAAAGCAACCAGTTTTGGACTTGTTGTATTAATATTAATAAATCCAGCATTGTAGATAGCGGATGACCAAGAATTGGCACTATATGTGGTTAACAAACGAGTATCAATATTCAAGTGTAATGTGTAAGCAGAGTCCGTAACAATGGCATCAATATCTGCCACACCAGATTGAATAATTTCTTGTGAGTATTTGAATTTCTCTAATTCTAATTCATAGAAATATGGTACTTGGCGACCCAACATGAAGAAGTCTTTTGTTTGATTTGTGAATTTAATTTCAAACAACTCACCTGTGCCATTTAAAAATGGAACATAAATCAAATCACCTTCTCGTGGTCTGGTAAAAGTATTTTGTGGTACTCTTAATGAAAAAGAACGCTTAGAGAGAATGACTTGAACATTGTTTTTAATTTCAAGACCAAACTTGGAAAAGAATTCTTTTTCACCCAAATATTCCATAGAATTAGAAAGATACATTTCCAATGGAAAAGCATCTTTGAATTTTTTAACTGGATCTTCACCGTATAGAAGGTCTCTTGCCGAATCATTATCATTAGGCAAATAATATGCCTGAAAACCCATTACCTTAATTGATTCAACAATTAAGTCCTCGATTACTCTCTGTTCAGCAATTGAACCATAGTTATTAAAGTAAGGATTGGTGAGCATATTAGTTCATGAACCATTCAAGAGGAGCACCATAATTCATTTCCATTTCTTTCTCTAATCGCTCAATTTCACCACAAGCTTCATTATAAAGAGTTTTGCCATCTAATGTAACGCCACCTGGTAATTGTAAACCGGCAAATTTAGAAAGGTTATTACCCCATGTTCTTTTAATCAAAGCGGTAGCATATTCTTTTAACCAACGGTCATTCCATACCAAAGTATAGAAATCTGGATTAATTACCGCATATGCCTCGGCTACCACTACCTGACCTACTGGTGCTTCATAGTTGCCCCATGCCCAATCAATATACAGTCTTTGCATATGTCTTTGGAATCGAATAGGAACTTCTCCAGTAAACTGAATCTCCAGAGAACGTAAGTGTTGTTGTGTGAGGTTATAGTTGATGTACGATGCGGAGGTGAAGTCGTATAATTCGTTTAAGCGTAACTGATAACGCAGGTCGAACATATTGATAGTTGCCTGTGAATCGGTAAGTGGGAAAATACGAGTAATACCAGCCAGTTCAATGGCATTACCATCTTGGTCTACCGCTTGAGTGGCATCCAAATACTGGTTATTGATATCAGTTTGTGTGATGTAATGAATCCAGTAAACCTTTTGTAGACCATCAAAATGATAATCTTGCCAATACTGTAACGCATCATCGATACGGTCAGATATTTGGTCTTGGTCTACGTTGATTTCGATTACTGGAGCACCTAATCTACGAAGGCAATAGCTTGTAAAGTCTGCTCTGTTTGTTATTGTTGCCATCAATTTCTCCTATGATGGACTATTTATGTTGTGCGAATTAGAAGGTAATTGAACCTGATCCAGTAAATGTGTAAATGTAATTACCGCCAGTATTAACTAATGTGTATGTGCCCGTAGCCGCCGCAAGTTTATAAGTGTTTGGATAAGAAATAATAACAACTCCAGAAGCTCCGCTACTACCATTTTGAGTTGGTCCTGATCCACCGCCACCGCCGCCTCCGGTATAAGCTGTTGCACTACCCGCACTAGTTGGTCCTGCGCCTGTAGCACCACCTCCATTACCTCCAGCTCCTCCAGTACCAGCAGATGAACCGCCTCCGCCACCACCACCACCCGCATAATAAACAGATGTGCCTGTAATTGAAGATGAAGTACCTGATCCTCCTACACCGCCTTGATTATTTGAAGCATTTCCTCCGGCCGCCGCTGAACCGCCACCACCACCGCCTGCTCCTGTACCTGAAATATCATATGAGGCGCCACCTGGATTTCCTTGTCCTGGTGTTCCAGATCCTCCACTTACTCCAGGTGTTCCAGATGGAACAGATCCGGTACCGGAAGCTCCGCCACCCGAACCTCCTGGTCCTCCTAATTGATTTGTGTTGTTACCATTGGCGCCATAACCTCCACCAACAGCAGTAGTTGAAACGGCAGAAAATGATGATGGTGAACCTTGAACTCCTGGCGCACCGCCTCCGCCAGCAGAACCTCCGGCACCAACAGAAATATTATAAACAGTTCCTGTGGTAACTGTTTGTGTGCCGGTTAAAAATCCTCCTGCGCCACCACCGCCAGCATAATATGCACTACCTCCTCCGCCACCACCACCTGCAACAATTAAATATGAAACAGATGGAGGAGATATATTTCCATAAGTAGCCCATTGACTGCCATTCCAATATTCAGCATAACCAGTAGTTGTATTAAATCCTGATTGACCAACAGCAGGACTCGATGGACGATTAGAAGTTGTCCATGATACTGGAATTAATCCGTTGGTGCCGTCAAATGTTAATGACATTTCTTATCCTATGTATTAGCGGATTGTGGTGTATTACCTAAAGCAATCCATTTTAGATATTCTTGGTAATCGGTGTTGTGTTCATCAAAAGGAATAGATGCGCCATCAGAAATTCGTTGAACCCATTGAAGATTTGTTGTTGTAATATTAATTAATTTATACATAATTTATAATTCCGCTGAAGAATACCAACCACCAGAATCGGATGTTACATAATACGCTTGATAAGTTGATCCAGACCTACTTGTGCCACCAACAATCCAATTGATATTTCCGCTTGCAGCACCTTGTGATATACCAGCTGCAATTCCTTGAAAAGTTACAGTTCCACTAACAGATAGTGTTGGTGTTGCTCTTTTGGGCACTTTGTAAAACATTATCCAGTTAATATTTGATCCATTGGTGTTTACACCAACCGCAGACCATGCATCTTGTTCATAATATCTTTGGCACATTTGTAATTCACGACCATAATCTCTGTAATCAAAAGGAGTTGCAATACTTCCTTTTTCTAATTGAACGCCGGTAATATAATAAGAATCGTCTGCTCCAGCCGTACCTGTAAATCCGGTCGGCACAAATGTTATACCAAGCTCTAAGGCATTACTAGGAATAGTTCCTGTTGCTGAATACTTTGTCCATGTTGTTGTTGGCGTGACGTTATTTCCTGCAATTGGATATGTTGTTCCGGTCCAGCTATAAAAGTTAGTAGAACCTTGGTCGGCAACTGTTCCCGTTTGTACTATGGGGTTTATTGAACCACCAGTATAGTTTGCACCAGCTTTTATCCAAAAAGATAAAGTTACAGATTGGCCAGCTAAATCATACATATTAGTCGATTCAACAACTTGCAAAATATTAATTGCACCTGTAGCTGTTACTCCAGAGTTTCTTTGTACTTTAATACTATAAGGAAATATATTTCCTGCGCCCGTTGGAACGCTAGTTGACTGAGAAACTGTTCCGCTAGTACCAGTAACACTAGAAATTACACACCATCTATCTGTTGTATAAACAAAGCTACCACTAGCAATTGAAAAGCTTGTGCCTCTTTGCCAAATATTCATTGCGCCATTAATAACTCTATTCTTAAAACCAAAAGTATTCTGTGCGCTGATGTAATTCATTGTGGCATTTTGATTGGTATCAATTGCCAAAGCATTAACGCTATTTGTTTGAATGTTTAAAGTTCCTGTTGTATCAACAGTAGTTAATAATGCAGAAGGTACAGAATTTAGTGTGGTCATTAATTATTTTGTTGTGCAGCTTGTAAAGCATCCAAATTTTTTTGATATGCAGATTTAATATCTACATTTAAAACAATTTCTTCGTGTGTAGTACCGGCTAAAGGTTGGCCTGCTGATAATTGTGTAGTAACGTGCTCTTGAACAATTTGTTCCATAGCTATACGACATCTTTCGTGTACTACATTGTCAATCCATTCTTGTGCAGAATTAGCAACATAATGAATTGCTTTATCTTCTGCGTCTGTTAATGTAATTGTATAAGTTGCCATTTTATAACCTTTTTAAAAAAATATTTATTATCCCACCATATATGCACAAAAATAATTTGCATGAAATGTATCAAATGTTCCTTGATAACAATAAAAATCGACATAATCTCCGGTATTTAATTGTAATACAATTGACATAGTTTTTTGGTCCAAATCACCACCAGCAGTTAATGTGGAATTTCCTCTAAAATGTATGCCATTTGAGTTTCCAAAAACAGTACCGTTAACTCGTATTGCTGCTCTAGGCACATTTCCTGTTTGACCATTAACTGTTGCTGAAATAAAATACGTACCTGTTATAGGTGCGGTAAATCTTCCGTTTGAAAAATTATAAGAATTATATTGGTCAAATACTTTTGTCGATACATTATTTGAACCACTCGTGCCACCATAATTAATAACACTATTAGTTGACCATGTTATGTCATTTGATTGACAAGCAATCAAACAAGCAGGTTGATTTGGAACACGCATTTGTCCTGAACCGTTCAGCCACCATTTTGGTGCACCACCACTACCCGTTGCTGGGTTACTATTTTGTGTTGTGGAAAATGTTGTATGATTCCAAAAACCAATTGAACCATCACCAATTGCAGCACCAGAAGCACCTGCATATACAGACCATCCATTTGGACCAACAGAAGATGCTGAAGGTAATAAAGTTAATGCTGCGCCAACAGAACTACTACTATTAATAATTTCAACGCCACCAGTATTATTATCCCATTTTGTTCCAACTACTTGTAATGTATTACTTCCTGTTGGTTGAATCTGTAAACCAGAACCATCAGTAGCCGTAATTGAGCCAATAGAAGTACCACCAAAATTTTTAAAATTTAGTGAATCAGATCCGCCATTAGGTGTAGTAATTTGAAATGTCATATTAGAATACGATATATCTTGAATTGGCTGAAATAGTAAATGTTGTTCCTGGTGCTTGCAAAATAGGACCAACAGAGAAAGCACCTGTACCTGATGGTATAGTAACACTCGAAGTAATTGTAGTATTGTTTAAAAATATTACATTATTACTATCTAAAAAAGCACCAGAAGGAATTGATACTGCAGTATTTGATACAGACGTTACACGACCATCAGCACCAACAGTAATAGAAGGAATCTGACTTGCAGAACCGTAGGTCTTAGGTACAACACCAGTAGTCGTGAGCTGACTACTGGTAATTGAATTTGCTGATACCGGATTGATGCTTTGTACAAGCATTGGAACTCCTTACGCTTGCGCCTCTGTCCATGAGTAACGAGCTTGAATGGTTGAAGAAGGCGGAGTTCCTGCTCCTGTACCAACGTTCTGTGCAGTAAGTGTCAATACGTCAGGACCATTAGGGTAAATACCCACAGCAGCGTTAGCAGTACCACCACCTAATACAGAATTACCTAAAGCAAGCAATGGTGTTAAGTCTTGTTGTGTTGTAGCATATTGTCCAGCAGAACCTTGTGTATTCAAGAAGAATCCGAATACTGGTTCACCACCGGTTACTGTTGTACCTTGTGTGTGGAAAATGTATTGAGACAAACTTGAACCACCAACGTTTTGCCATTGTTCTGCAGTGTTTGATGTTGTACCATTCAACACAAGTGTCATCAAGAAAGAACCGTTGGCGTAAATATCAGTTTCAAATGGCAATTGCTGCATACGGTTAATAATTTCACGAACACCTAATGCAGCACCTGGTGTACCAGAAGAAGCAGTAGGCGATACACGGAAACTCCAAACAGCTTGTGTAGAACCAGTTGCAACGTTAACCGCATTTGGTTGTCCTTTTGTGAAAATGAATGATTTATCTGGTGTGAAACCGCCATCCATAATTGCAGAAGTACCCCAATGGTTAATCTCAGGAGCAAACTGTGGTGAATGTAACTCAATAGCAGTCTGAGCAGTTGCTGAGAAAGTAAATGTTTGAGCAGTATTACTTAATGCGGCAAATGTAACTGTATTTGCAACACCAGTATTAATTGCAGATTGACTCATTACAACAGTTGAGGAGTTTGGAATTGACACAACAAACGCTTGGTTTGGAATACCTTGACCATAAGCATATTGACCAATTTGAACACCTGTTGTAGATGCTAAAGAAGTAATATAGTTATTACCGGCAGTTAAGTTGCCTGTTGTAGAAAGACCTGCTTGACCACGAGAACTGATAATAAATGAGTTAGAAGTCAACGAAGAATAATTCATAAACTCTGAGTTGGCAGCATTACGAACCCAAATTGTTCCTGATGATGGGAAACCTGCTGTGGTATTAGCATATACAATAGTATCAGTAGGTGTTACATTACCCCACAATCCGTTTGTACCGCCACCAGTCAAGAAAGTAATTTTTGAGAATGTATTAGTTTCATAACGACCAGGTAAGTTACCTGAACGCATATAAGCCAAATAGTTGACGTTATTGTTAATCATTTTATGGCAATAAATTACGTTACCATCAGCACCACGAATACCCCAACGAATAAAACCAGCACCGTACCAAGAGTAGTCAATGTAGAACATCTGCATCTTGCTTAAATCAACTTTAAATCCGGAAGGACCTGTACCATCTAAACGGTCAATATTGAATTGACTTGTTGGAATGATTGTATCAATTGTTTTACTGACAACAGCATTAGTTAATGATAGTGTGCCACGATAAGCAGGCTGAACTTGCATTGCAGTATCAGAAGTAATGTGTGTAACACGATAAGACATACCTTTGATAACAATAAAGTCACCAACAGAAAGTTGTTTATTCAAATATGAATTATAACCTGATGTAGTTGTTATAGAAGTAGAACCTGGAGTTACAGTAAACTGTCCAGCAATTTGATATACAGAAGAACGGCGTACTGCTGATAATGTTTGACCATCATACTTCCAGAAAATGCCGTTTTGTGAATCAAAAATACCAATTTGATTTTGTGCGCCATACCATGTAGAAACGTTGCCATAAACTGGACCGCTTGCAATTGGATTTGTTGGAACTGTATTTGCAATGTAAGTAAATTGATATGGATTAATTACGTTTTGAACTGTAAAGAAACCGTTGTAGGCAGATTCGTTTGCCTGAGAAATAGTAATACCTGTTGGGTAGTTAATATTGTGTGGGTCTTTTGTTGTTACAGTACACAATGTACCAGATGATGTGATACCATCAAGATTCAACTGAGCTTGTAATGTAGTACCAGTAGACATCTGAATACCTTTACCAGACTGATAACGGAAATACCTACGAGTCTGACGAATGTATTGATTATTGTGTGAAGAAGCGTTTGTAGAGAAACGAACACCACCGTCCCATGGACGATGAACTGCTAAACCTTGTGGTCGTACATACAAGTTAGCATTTGTTAATGTCAATGAACCATTAGTTGGCGCTGCAATTGTACCTGTTGTGATATATGTAAACACAGTTGGTGAAACAACAGTTGCTACGGCAAAAGAACCGTTAGCAACAGAAGCACCAGTCATAGCAATTTCGTTACCAACAGCAAGACCGTGTGGGTTTGTTGTAACAACAGTAACTACGTTTGATGTTGCAGAAGCAGACACCATAGAAATAGATGTGTTGCTAAAAATACCACCTTGATAGAGGTTGGTAAGACCAGGATTATATAACGAAGCAGCAGAACCAGTATAAAAGAATTTACCGGTATAGTTAAATGTATTAGATGTGCCTGTTGTATTGGTCTGTGTTAAGTTGTTGTTTGAATCAACAATATAAATTCCGTCAGCACCTGCATACAAAGTATCTAACATAACAATTGGTGAACCAACTGCTGGTGCATTATTACCTGACTGTACAGTACCAGTATATGTTCTCGAACCGTTTGTGCCGGTTAAGTTAGTTAAGTTTAAGTTACCGGTAGCAGTTATGTAATAAGCAAATGGCTGATTATTAATTAATGCCAATTGTTCCCACTTGGTTGTTTGTACTGAGTACTCGTAGTCAGTATCGATTAATGATTGTGGAGTAGAAACACGGAGTTTGTTAATTGGATCTAAAAATGTTTCAGACGGAGCAATTTTTTCATCGTATTCATCAATAACAATAGCTAACTTATCTGTTGCACTTAAAGCAGTTGTATTATAGTTTAATACAATAGTTGTTGTCGTGGCACCTGTATAGTTACCAGTAGTATCTGGTCCAACAACATATGAAGTTGCTGTTAGATTAGGATCCGAGAAGTTAAAGATAACCTGATTTGTTGTGGTATCAGTAATGAGGACTAAACGCTCTTTAGGAACAGCACGTGGAATAACGATTGTTCTTGTAGAAGGTGTAAACGAATAGTAGGTATCAAGTATTACTTTGCGTGCCATTTTAGCTCCAGAATTTATTTAACATCATGTTCTATTTAGTAACCCATAAAAATGTCTAGTGGTTTAAAGGGGTAAGTCTTTGGTGTTGCCGGTGCTGTTCCAACCACGGTTCTAATTGAAATCTGTGAACCAAGAGGTGGACAATCTGCAAATTGTAGGTAACCATTTGATGAAGGATTACCCGACAAATTAATTGTATATCCTTTAGATGCTGAAGGTATATTTGCTAACCAAACTGTATCATATTTATAATAGTATCCTGGTTGGTATACGCCATTGACATAAACCATTAAATTCCATGGACTATTAATTGTTACAGGACTTCCATTATATTGTAATGGAAAAGCACTATTGAAACCAGATACTTGATATGAAACATCATCAAGGTCGTATTCATCAGTAGACGAAATTGGCGCAGAAGAACCAATCGATACTGTTTGAATATTTAAATTGGCTGCCAAACTGGCAGATGTTACAGAACCATTATTAGGAACATTTTGTGCTGAAAGACCTAATGCTTGCGCACGAATTAATGTACCGGCAGGTGGGGTAAAGTTTAATTGTAATGTAGAACCCGTTACAGAATAATCATATTGAACCACACCGTTGGCAGTAACAATTAAAGATGATGTTGAAACAGGTGGTGCAACTAATGTAAATGCAGTCTGAGCACCATTAGCAGTTACAAGAGTTATAAAAGTATTGGTAACAGGCAAAGACAACATAGACTGAGTAATTGTCTGTGTGCCTGGAACATTGACCTGGTTTGTTTGGCCAAGGTAGATAACTTCAATTGGAGAACCTGCACCTGGCGGTGAAGTAAATGTTAAAATATTACCATTTAAAAAGTAAGATGGATTTTGTACCGCAGCAATCTGCTTAACACCAGAAATATAAACAAGAATTGATGTTGCTGAAGCAGGTGTATTTGAAAGATAAAACGCAGTCGTTGTACCAGTACCGGTGAAATAATCCACCGGATAGTTCATTGATACAAGTGGGTTGCCTAAGTAAGAAATTTTAAACCTCTACTGTTATGTTAAACTGTAACTAATAATAACAACACCTGATCCGCCATTGCCTCCAGCAAAACCTCCGCCACTACCCGAACCACCACCGCCACCGGTGTTTGTGGAACCAGGAGTACCTGAGGTACTTGGTCCTGATGGATAATTACATACTCCGCTTATTCCGCCACCTCCAAGTCCGCCAGGAAATTGAGCGCCGCCACCAGTATGACAAGCACCGCCACCACCGCCAGCATAATAAACTGAACCACTATTTACTTGGCCAACACTTAAACTTGTTGCGTTAGCAGTAGGAAGAATTGTGTTGGTTAATCCAATACCTCCAGAACCAGCAGTATTATTATTTACACTTGGATTTCCCGCTGCACCAGCACCACCGCCTCCGCCACCGGCTCGAGTTGCTCCGTCTGGAGTAGTTCCGTTTCCACCAGGATTTCCTTGACCTGGTGTTCCTGAACCGCCAGCATTTCCTGATACAGAACTTCCTCCGCCGGATCCACCTGGGGCTCCTGTGCCGTTACTATTAATTCCTCCGCCACCACCGACCGCTGTGTATCCAAAGGCAGTAGTTGGTGAACCTGGTGAAGCAGGTGAAGCATCCGTTCCGCTTCCGTTACCTCCAGATCCAACAGTAATTGTATATGATGTTGCTGAAACAGGAACACTAGAAGCAGAAATTAAACCACCGGCACCACCGCCACCACCTGCATTTTGACCGGCACCACCTCCACCAGCAACTAATAAAACTTGTGCAGTAGTTGAAAGTGCCGAAGTAAATGTTCCTGAAGAAGTAAACACATGAATACGACTAGTACCATTAGTAACAATACTATTACCACCAGTAGGTATTGTTAAAGATGTTACAGCAAACGCTGCTGATGCTATACCGCCAGAAGAAGTAAATTTAATATTGATTGTGCTACCACCACTCAAACCATAAATGGCTGAAGGTACTGCAACTCCCGATAACAAAGTATCACTAGTTGGGGTAACAACAATAGATGCAGTAGTTGCACCTGAACTAAATGTAACAGAACCTGCAGCAGTACCAAAATTTACACCATTTATTGATATGTTTGATGGAAATCCACCGTAAATATTTCCTGTTATACTATTAATAACTGGTGTTGGTTGTGATACTCTAGTCCATCCATAATTAGTATAATTTTCTAAAGCATTAATATCAGTATTATATCTTAAATTCCCGTATACTGGAACTCCTGGTCTTTGTGCTGTATTACCAGAAGGAATATAAACAGCACCAGTACTTGAAGTTTGAAGAACAAATGTTCCATCTACTTGTGATGATTTAATAACACCTGTAATTTGTGTATTAGAGATACTTGAAATTTGATTTGCAAGAAGCAAGCCAACAATACCTGTGTTAGCAACACCAGATGTTGGAGAAATTTCATTAGAAGTAATTAACTGTTGTGACATAGTTTTTTATTAATTTATTAACGCTTTTATTTCATCTTCTGTTAAACCTAATGCAATAAGTTTAGATATAGCAGAAGCTTTATTATTTGCTGCTGATTGTAATGATACAGCAACAATTGATTGTGTTGAATCCCATAAAGCATCTAACTCAGACTTAGTTGGTTTAGGTGAATTTGAATACCATTCAAGTCCTTCATAATTTTCACCAACTAATTGCCAACTAAAATTATTAAAATGTGTTTCTAGGATTTTAGCATAATCAATCATCCTGCAATCTCCATTAGAGTTACAGTACTAATACCTCTTTTACCTGTACTGCCAGCGGAATCAGTCACTGACCTATTAATATAAAGTGTGTTGCTATTATCATTAATTGTAACAAACTGATACGTCAATGCTGATGTTGAAGCTGGACTATCAATATACGATCCAACAAATGTATTAGTTTGATTATTGTCAGATGTAAAAGCCATACCAATTTGCACTTGTTGCTGGCCAGATCCTGCAACTCCTTGGCCAATAGCAGTTCCGTTTCTAGTAAAGTATCCACCATATGTTGTACCCGCACAACCATACATAATTTGCAAAATAATATAAATTCTGCTTGATGTGGATGATGGTGTAATGGTTGCAGAAAGTCCAGTTACGTTGGTTGGCGTTCCATTTGATACCAAAGTAGTAGTGGTATTTAAAACACCTTGTACAACTTGCAATATTCCACCGGTTTGTTTAACCATTGGCCGACCAGAAGAATTAAGAACTGTACCACTTACCGCCAAATCTCCATTTCCATTAACTGCCAAAGCACTAGCAGTTACTTGTGTTCCGGATGAACTATAAACTTGAAGTGCTAAATTGTCAGATGTTGCAGTTGCACTTGACGTTTTTTGCCATTGATAAGCAAAACCACTAGGATTAAAAATAGTACCTACATCAACATCTCGGTTAAATGCAAAAGAATTTCCAGCATTACCTATTGTAATACCATAACCCCCACTAGCAGTATTTGCTTTTATTGTTCCTAAAACTTCAAGTGTTTTGGTTGGTGAAGATGTTCCAATCCCCCAATTTACCGCTCCAGTATTTAAATTTATTGGGTTGATTGCACCATAACCAATATTTGTCATTGCGCCAATAACTTGTGTATTAGCTACTGTGGAAATTTGAGTAGGCGTAATAGTACTGTTAGCAATTTGCTGAGCAGTAATAGAATTATTGACGATGACAGAACCAGGAACCGTATTGCTTGTTAATGCTTGAGCAATTACGTTTGCTGATACTACATCACCGGAGATTTGTGTTAATGACATGGTTTATTTATTCTTAGAAGGTAATCGTACCAGAACCGGTAAATGTATAAATTAAATTTCCTCCAGAATTGACTGGTCCCGTAAATGTTCCGGTTGCTACAGCGACTTTATAGAGTGAAGAATAAGAAATGATTACAACACCACTACCGCCACTTCCGGTTGTATTTGTACTAAAAGAACCTCCGCCTCCACCGCCTGTTCCTGGACTTCCGCTACCTGCTGCAGTACTACCATTTCCTGCGCCGCCTGCACCTCCACCACCAGTACCTCCAGCTCCACCTGCTTGTCCACTACTTAAATTATTGCCACCGCCACCACCGCCACCAGCATATGTTACTGATGATCCTGAAATTGATGAAGCAGTTCCGTTACCGCCAATGCCGCCATATCCGCTACCGGCGTTCATAGAGTTTCCGCCAGGTGCGCCAGCTCCACCTCCGCCTCCACCAGCATAACCTACGCTACTTTGTGATGTACCTTGACCACCAGGATTTCCTTGGCCTGGAGTCCCCGAACCGCCGGCTCCATTTTGTCCGCCATTCCCTCCCGCACTGCCTCCTCCTCCAGAACCGCCAGAACCGCCAGTATTATAACCTCCAGCACCGGCACCACCACCGACTGCTGATGTGGGATATGCAGTAAAAGATGTTGAACCGCCCTGTGATCCAAAAGCACTACTCGAAGCAGCTGCACCCGCTCCTCCAGTACCAACAGTAATATTATATGTTGTACCGGCTGTGACAGTTTGTGTACCAGTAATAAAACCTCCTGCACCACCGCCACCACCGCCACCAGCTCCGTTATTTCCTCCACCACCTCCGCCAGCAACAAGTAAAAAACTAACTGTGCTTGTAGATCCTTGGCCGTATTGATACCATTGAGCTCCTGTCCAATATTCAGCATAACCAGTAGTTGTATTAAATCTGGTTTGTCCTGCAACGTTAGCAGAAGGTCGTTGAGCACTAGTACCAATAGGAAGATACATTGCACCGGTGCCATTTGCTGAAGCAGCATCTAAATGAGTGTTTGAAATAGCTCCGTTAACAATTTGACTGCTATTAATTGCGCCAGCACCAATATTTGTCATTACGCCAACAACTTGTGTATTAGCTACCGATGTAATTTGACTACTAATAATGTTACCGGTAATATTTGTATTTGCTACTGATAATGCACCAACAATTGCTGTATTAGCAACAGAAACAATATCAGTAGAACTTATTTGTTGTATGGTCATGTTATTTTAGAATGTAATTGAACCTGAACCGGTAAATGTGTAAACATAATTAGTTCCAACCGGTGACATTGAATAAGTTCCTGTTGCGATAGCTTGTTTATAAGTTTGCGGGTAAGAAATAATTACAATACCCGAACCGCCATTTCTGCAACCTGATCCGCCGTTACCGCTATTTGCAGCACCAACAAGAAATTGTGTACCTCTACCTCCTGCCGCATACGTTACTGATGAACCACTAATTGAACTGGCTAATCCTGGTCCTGCAGTAGAAGGAATACTAGAAGTCCCGTTTACTGCGGCAC